TCGTCCATTGACCTGCTCCAAGATCTTGCGCTCCTCAGAGTAAGGAGGCTGCCTAGCTCGAATGTAATCACTAATCGAGGGAGCAAGCCAGTCTTGCGGAGGCCAACAGTTGTCCCAATTGACCGGCTTAGCGCAATTGACAACAACCGTTGACCAGAAGGCAATCAGATATGACCAGAACCAATACGGACCCATCAGGCAACAACAGACGGCATAACGCGCAAATGGTTGTTGTAATTGCCTGTTACCGCATAGCTGATTGCTGGAACGTTGCTCATTCGATGAAAAACCATTTGGCCGATCTTTAAGCCCGGATACAAATGCAAGCCGTGATACCGACGCTCATTGGTTAGCTCAAGCGTCAATTTACTTCCGTGCCAACCTGGATCGCACCAACCAGCCAGCAAATGATTCAATCCTTCTCTGGCACGGCTTGACTTCAGGACGAACTGAGCCGAGATGTCATCAGGCAGATTAAATGTCTCAACCGTTTCCCCTAGTACAAACTCACTAGGCGCTAAATAATAAGGATCTTCCTTTGTTCTGTCAGATATATCAATATCAATCAATTCTCGCTTGTCGCTCACCTCAATCATCAAGCGATCACCAAGGCGAAGATCCAAACTCGCTGGATTTAATAGCTCTGGAACGAATGGCCAAACCAGTTGATGGCTATCGCAAAGGGATCTGATCTCCCAATCGCACAGAACTGCCATACGAACCAATCAAAACGCCAGCTTACTCATCGTCAACCAAAATCACCCAGCCCGTTCCAGAGCCTTCGACTTGCCAACGCATCTTGAACGCTTGACGTGACACCTTGGCATTTTTGCCGCCATAACGGCCTGAGTGACCTCCCCGTTCAATATCTGGCAAACCTCTTGGATCGTGCTGGGTCCAATCATTTTGATCAAAACCAACTATGACACTCCAATGACCACAGCCGTAGCTATCACACATTGGTGGCTCGCCTCTGCTCATGTCACCGTGATGAAGCCAGCCCACCATGACTGGACGACCAGCCGCTAGCTCAGCTTCGATCAAGCTCCCATCACCGTCTTGCCGAAATTCAGCATGTAAGCCCAGACTCCTCAAGGCACGAATCTGAGCCTCAATACTGGTTGTATCGCCAAATCGTTCTCTGATTCGGTTGTATTCATCATCAGTTTTTACTTTCCCGTAAAAGGCAGCAACCATCGCAGCAGAAGAGCTAAAGCACTCCCTATAGCCCCTGCCGCTCTTGTTGTCTAATTGATGGAAGTAAGGCACCAAGACTTGCTGCGCTATCCCACTAGCTTTCCAAGCCTCAAACCAAGCAGCATCTTCTCTCAGCAACTCTTCAGGCAAAGAGTCCTCAAACTCTTTTATGGCAGCTAACTGATGTGGGTCTCCCGGCTTGAAGTGAACAAAGAACGGCAGCAAGCTGAGTACCATAAAAAAACGATTCATTTACTCAACGCCGGTCTAGGGCATTCCGGGCGCTGAGACAAGCCTGCACGGTAACCACCATGCCAACCAGACAGGAAGAAGAACCCACCGCCGCCAATGACAATGGCGAGCAATGTTCCTAACAAGAGAAACCCGCTGACTAAAACCCAAGCGGGATCAGCCTTCATTTTTCAATCCTGCTTTCAGGAAATAGATTTTTCTCTACAAAAACAACAACCTGATCGTCAACGGTGTTGTCCGTGGTCTTTGCGTAAGCCTTTAGCAAGTCAACAATCAACTTTTTGACTGCCTTGCTCTTCAGAAACGAGAACAGGATTGGGCGAACAAGAAAGACCATAGGACTTCTGCTAGTGGCCAAAGTCTAGTGAAGGTCGGAATGTCCTTCCAGACGAGCCACCGCCCGTTCAAGATCGCTCAATCTCCCAAAGACTTCTCGATCTCTTGCCATCATGTCGGTATGGAGCAAATCCATTCGTGTGGCTAGATTATCCATAGCTGATGTCAGCCTCACTAACGACTCACGGCTTGCCTGGCTTTGACTGTTGGCGCGAACGATCCCTAGGCCAGCTACACCGACCGAGGCTCCTGCTACAGCTGCTAAGACCTCAATCACCGCTCGACTAAACGCTTGAACCAATCATGGCAGATCCAAAGGAGAATGAAGAGAAGGAAGGCTTCTCAACGTCAGACCTTGTCAAGTGCTCTGTTTTGATTTGGAGCGCAACATTGCTAACCATTTCTTATTTGGGAATTTTCCCTCAAATGAAAATGGACAATACGTTCGTAGCGAGCCTTCTGACCGGTGCAATGGCAAGTTTTGGCATTGAACGTAAATCTGCTAACCAACAAAAGAAGACACCACCTAAAGTTGAACCACCTGTAAAAACGCCTCCAACAAAATGAAACGTCTAGCTCTTCTAGCGATTGCGTTGAGTTTTGCCCCAGCAGCTCACGCTGATCTCATTCACAAGCTCAGCAGCTCTATTTCGCTCCAGGTTGGTGGAGCAATGACAACAGCAGAACGCATTGGCAGCACATTCAGCATCAGTGGTTCAAACATTGACACCACAGATGGCACGACTGCAAACACCGTTTCGGCAGGAACTATCTCAAGCGGTGTTTATGCTCCAGGCACTATTGCTGCCACTCAAGACACGCCAGGTGCAGCGTTTAGCTTTAGCCAGTCATATACACAAGCTGATGTCGTTCCAACCGCAGCCGTAACGACTGGAGCAACCGCAAACTTTGGCAGCGTTCAAAGCACTGCTGCTGGAACGCTCGGAACCTTAGCCGGTACGATTTCGCCAACTGGGGCAATGACGATTGTTGGGGGAAGCGCAAACACCCTGGCCATAGGACAGTTCGTAACTGAGCTGACGGTGAAGTAAATGCGAGCCTTACTGCTCTTGCTTCTGCTCGCTCCAGCAGCTCATGCGGTTCCGGTGGTCCCGAATTTCAGCTCGGGATCAATGACCTCAAACACAAAAACCACGTCAAAAGTTACTGAGACTATTGTCAGCGAAGACTATGCCACCGGCTGGCAATACTCTGTATCTGGTCAAAACGTTCAACATTCAGGGTCAAGCATGACCCCAGGAACAACAGCTGTTGATTCATGGACCGGTCTGAACACAGGAGCCAAACCGAATTGGACACTTGTCACCCCAGGAGCCGCGTTTCAGTTCGTGGAAACTTACAGCGGACCGGGGCTTTCAAATATAACGACCGTGCAGCGCACTACAGAAATCGAATCTGTTACAGATACTGTCTCGGTCTTCTCTCAGTAATACTTTCCGCTCCAGTAAACGCTGAAACGATTGGTGGCGTGTCAGCTACTGCCGCTCCAACAGCAACCTCGTCTGGATCGGTTACGAATCAAGCCGTACAGATCATGAACGGTAACGCCATACAAAATACTTACGGCGGAGGCATCCAATGCCAAGGTCCAACCCTGACGTTTAGTCCGTATGTCAATGGTTCCCAATCGTTCCAAACACCGTACGAGGCTTATTTTGATGAGCCTGTATATGATCTTTCTGATTTTGATGACGATGGGCTACCGGATAATCCAGGATCCGTCCTTTATACAATGCCAACGAGAACGGGCCAAAAAGATTCAAACAACTGGTCAGGCGGGCTTGCCCTGCAACTGACAATCCCTCTTGATGGAGGATTACAAGCTCGTTGCAAGAAAGCTGTTGATGCTCAAATTGCTCTGCAAGAGCAGCATCTTGCCAACAAGCGGCTTGACTTTGAAATCGCAAGGCTTAAGAACTGCGGAGAGCTAAAGCAAAAAGGAATTGAGTTCCATCCTCGCTCCCCCTATTTCTCAGTTTGTGCTGATGTAATCCTGAGACCTAAGCCAGGTCAGGTGATTCCCCATAAACACAAGATTACTTCCGTGATACCCGCTGAGCTTTCTGCCTCTCAGACACAGACAAAACCTTAGTCTTCTTACTAAGGATCTTTTGCACCTTCTTCATTACCTTCTTGACGATAGGTTTGACCAGCTTGATAAGGAAAGGAGTTGCTATAGCCATTGACGTAGCGACAAACGCAATCCCCCCAGTCTTAGTTATTTGCGGCAAAGTTGGTACGGCTGCAATAACCTGAACGCCTAAAGGAACTTCTTCGTAAATTGTCACGCATTTGTCCTCTTTCACTTCATAGCCAGATATACGCTTTCGACCGCCTTGAACAATCGTTCCTATTTCTTTCGCTCTAAGAGGAGGACATCGGGGATCCTTGCTGGCCTCAAATACTGGCTTAACAGATGGAGGCGTGATCGTCGGTGGAGACAACGGCTCCTCAGGAGAAGCAGAGCCGCCAACAGAGGGGAGTCCAGTCTTGGGCGTCAAGATTGAGTTTTCAGCTCTGTAATCCAACGGATCAAAGCTTGGCATTGACCCGTCACAGTAAGTTTGAGCACTTTTTGGATCGTCAATAATCAACGTTCCAGACTTACTGCTGTCTTGGTTTGCTTCGACACAACCAGGGATCTGAACAATTGGCGTGCCTAGCTGCAATGTGACAGGTGGTGCCTCTGGAATGGCTGAACTACCTGGCGTCATCCAGACTCGCAACTCTGGAATCTCAGGGGCATTGATCCCAATAGTGCGAATCTCAGGCATCAAACTAAATTTGCAAGCAGGTCAAGCTGATCCGCGCAGGCTGGCAATAGACAGCCGCCCCATTGGTCGCCCATTGCTTTTGCCACGCCTTCAAATGTACGGCTTCTTTCTTTCCAGCGGTCAGGGCTTGGAGGCATCAAGTGAACCCTTGCTTCTCTGCCCTCTACGCAATTGGTTGGTTTTAGTCTTGGAAGATTGTTGAGCCATAAACAGGTGGCTTTTACTTCGCCGTGGCCATATTCCCAAGGCTGAATGATTTGATCGGGCGGACGAATTGCAGAACTGATCACGCTTACAGGGTTTTCTATAGCCCATCGCTTTATTGGAGCGGTCATTAAAAGTCGTACAAAATCCAACGCTGCAGCCTGCCTCCCGTCTGCAATCTTTTCGGGAAAGTGCCTGCTTCCGCTTACTGCCAAATGAGTGCATGGCGGGTGAGCAACCATCAGATCCCAGCCATCTTGCAACACGTCTTCCACTGGGCCTTGATAGTGCGGGCCTTCGACCTCTGTTGGCAACAGGTCGCAGCTCATGGCATCGTGCCCGCGCCTGCGAAAAGCATCACGGACTCGACCGGAGTATTCACAAGCAACTAAAACACGCATCATTTCAGGCATTACCCTGCAATCTTGCGATCAAACGATCCAAATACCAACTGGCCTTGCCTGCATCCTGGAGTGCATCACCCTTGTGCCACATACGCAACAAATACTTGAGCGTTTGACCTAGTAAGTAGCCGCTGACAGCATCATCAGCGTCTTTCACTGAGTCCTCGATAATCTCAATCACTTCGACTCGGCCTTGGTTGTAATGGGACGGAGAGTTGATCAGATCTGACATTAAAAGGGAAAAGCGGGACCGGTTTCAGTTGGCAATGCAGGGATCATGTCCTTGACTTGCCCTGGCATCGCACCTGTCACCGCTCCAGAAACTAACTCACCAACCATTTCCTTGGCTGTATCTATTGCCTGCTGTTTTATCTCAGGAAGCTTGCTGACAGCGTAGAAACTCATGCCGACCAATGCTCCAGACATCGCAAACGACAAGGCGGCAAGCGTGTTAAAAACTTTTTGCATAAAAAATTCCCTAGCAGTGTGAGGCTACTAGGGAATGCATCAGAAGTTTAGATCAAAAAGCGTATTTTGCTCCAAGCTTCCCGCCGTAGCTGTTGTTGTCATCACCAGTGATGCCAGAGATTTCGGTGTAGAAGCTGAAAGCATCGCTAGCAGCAACTGATC